TGCCATTAGATATAGTAATGCTGGATCTGGTTATACATCCATACCTTCAATTTCTTTTTCTTCACCTATTGGAGTTTCTACTGGAAATTATGTATTCAATGAGATAGTTAAAGGTGTTTCTACCGGAACAACTGCACACGTTGCTGATTGGGATTACGATACAAGAATACTTAAAGTCAAAATAACAAATGGATCTTTTGCTTTAGGCGAATCTATAATTGGTATGGGGACAAATTATGGCGGTTCAAATTCAAATTATAAACTTCTTTCAGTTAATACACAAGATGAATATGATCCATATGCAGAGAACATTCCTATTGAATCAGAAGCAGATGAATTTTTGGATTTTAGTGAGCGCAACCCCTTTGGAGATTTTTAAATCTAAATAATTAATAAAAGGACATTATTATGCTAGGAGAATACTATTACCACGAAATAGTCAAAAAAACTATAATTGCATTTGGTACTTTATTTAATAATATTAACATTAAACACAAAAAACAAGATGACAGCGATTATAGCACAATAAAAGTTCCTATTGCATATGGTCCAGTAGAGAAGTTTACGGCAAGATTAGAACAAAAACCAGATTTGAGAAATAGGGTTTCTATCGTTCTTCCAAGATTAGCATTTGAGATGACTAGTATTCAATACGATAATACTAGAAAAGTCTCTACTATGCAAACTTTTAAAGCATTAAGTTCTACAGATAATCAGGTAGTAAAAAAAGTTTTTATGCCTGCCCCATATAATATTGGCATTCAACTTTCTATTATGACTCAATATAATGATGATGCTCTGCAAATTATTGAGCAAATTCTTCCATATTTCCAACCATCTTTCAATTTAACAATAAATTTGGTTTCCTCTATAGGGGAAAAAAGAGACATTCCTATGATACTTGAAAATATTAATTTTAAAGATAATTATGATAGTGGTTATGAAGAAAAAAGAATTATAATTTATGATTTAAGTTTTACTGCTAAAACTTATTTGTTTGGTCCCATTCCAGACAATACAGAAGGCTTTATCAAAAAAGTCCAGGTAGATTATTATTCTGATACAGAAACCAAAAATGCATCTAGGCAACTTCGTTATGTTGCAGAACCAAGAGCAATTAAAGATTATAATTCAGATAATACAACCACTCTTGCACAAGACATAGATGATAAAATTACTAAATTTGTAGTGAATGATGCAACTTCTCTTGTAGAAAATACATATATACAAATTGATGACGAAGAAATGTATATTAAATCTATATCTGGAAATACCATTACTGTATTAAGAGGTAGAGATGATTCTTCGATAGTTTCACATTTAAATGGTTCGTCTGTAAATATTATTAATACTGCAGATGATAATTTGATTGAACAAACAGATGATTTTGGGTTTGATGAGTATCGTTTTGATTATGGTGATGGTAAAATTTATAGTCCGTCTAAAGGTATTGATGTATGAATAACAAATTTGACGATATAAATCAAGCATTGGATATAGAAGCAACTTCTATAGAAAAAGAAATTGTAAAAAGATCTCCATCAAAATTATCTAGACCAACAGATAAGAATGATTTGGATGCCGATTATGAATATGCAAGAGGGCATTATTATGCCCTATTGGAAAAAGGCCAGGAAGCAATTGATAGTATATTAGAACTAGCACAAAGTTCAGAAAAAGCAAGAGATTTTGAAGTCGCTCTTCAAGGAATTAAAAGTATGGCTGATGTTGCTGATAAACTTATGGACTTACAGCAAAAAAATAAAAAAATAAGAGAAGAAGATAAATCCAACCCAAAGAATGTTACGAATGCACTTTTTGTTGGTTCTACTGCAGAGTTACAGAAATTACTCAAGAAAGGAATCATAGATTCTAAATAGTTAGAAAGTTTATATGAAAAATTTTAAAGAGTTTATAGATGAAACTAAAGCAATAAAAATAAAATCACATAAAACTGTAGACCAAATAGCAAAGAAACACAGACTTGATGTTTCTTTTATACAAAATCAACTTGAAATGGGAATTCCAATTGAACACGAACATACTCGTGATAAAGTTTTAGCAACTGATATTGCTTTGCAGCATTTGAATGAAATTCCAGATTATTATACTCGTTTGAAAAAAATGGAAGCATCTGCAAAAAAAGAACACAAGAAATTTAAAGATGTAAAAGAAGAAAAAAGAGAAATAAGATATTGTAGTCTTTGTAAAAAAGAAGAATCTCAAGAAGAATGTAAATATGGTCCTGCTATGTGGAATATTAACGCACGAACATTAACACAAAATCAAATTAAGTTTAATACTACTAGAATACATCCTGCAAATGAATCAGTGACTATTGAAGATGCAAATGGTAATACTTTTTTGGAAGTTATTGATTTAATTAAACCAGAAAAAATGAAAGGTGTTAGTGAAGAAACAAAATCTGGTGATTCATCTCTTCACGATTGGTTTTCAAAAAGCAAATCAAGTGATGGAAAGCCAGGGTGGGTTCAGTTGGGAGGCAGATACGCAGAGAAACCTTGCGCCAAACAACCAGGACAAAATACTAAACCAAAATGCGGATCATCAAAAATGGCTGCAAATATGTCAGATGAGGAAGAAGATGCAGCAGCAAGAAGAAAAAGAAAAGAAGACCCAAATCCAAATAGAGCAGGGCAAGCAAAAAATGTTAAGACTGAAGAATTTGTAAACGAGGATGCTTGTAAAGAAAAAGTAAAATCTCGTTATAAGATTTGGCCTTCTGCATATGCATCTGGAGCAGTTGTCAAATGTCGCAAAGTTGGTGCGGCAAACTGGGGAAATAAGACAGAAAAAAATAATGTCTCGGAAAACTATCTGAGGATACAGACTCGTGGAACAACTTATACTATAGTTCTCAATTGGAGAGGTAAATATATTACAACTCAAATGTTCTTTCAACAATTTACTAGACCAACAAAAGTAGAAGTAACAAAAGAAGTTAGAAAAGTTTATCCAAATGCAATTGTATTAGCATTCAATCCATCATTAAAAGACCCAACAAAACCATTATTATTTACAGGACAAACTAATGAACCCAGATAATATTGAACTTGACAATTTGAGTAAAATTTTTGAATATGAAAAAATATCAAGAGAATTAGAATCTTGCACTAATATTGATTTACTAAAAAATATTTGTAGGTGCTATGTGAAACTTTATCTTAAGCAACAAGAAACACTAACCTTACTGGATATGAAAGAATTTGAGGTAAAATAAGTATGAGTAGTGGTGATCAGTATCTAGGAAATCCTTTACTAAAAAAGGCGAATACGCCAATAGAGTTTACTAAGGATAATATTGAACAATACATAAAATGTAAAGAAGATCCTGTATATTTTGCAAGAAATTATATAAAAATTGTTTCTCTTGATCATGGTCTTGTGCCATTTGATATGTATAAGTTTCAAGAAAAACTTATCAGTAATTTCCATGATCATAGATTTAATATCTGCAAAATGCCAAGGCAGTCTGGAAAATCCACTACTGTAGTTTCCTATTTGCTCCATTACGCAATATTTAATGATAATGTCAATATTGCAATTCTTGCCAATAAAGCGTCTACTGCCAGAGATCTTCTTGGGAGACTTCAATTAGCATACGAAAATCTCCCCAAATGGATGCAACAAGGCGTCTTGATATGGAACAAAGGTTCACTAGAACTTGAGAACGGTTCCAAGATTGTTGCTGCTTCTACTAGTGCATCTGCTGTTCGTGGTGGATCATATAATATTGTATTTTTGGACGAATTTGCGTTCGTTCCAAATAATGTCGCAGAAGAATTTTTTAGTTCAGTATATCCTGTTATATCATCTGGTAAATCTACCAAGATGATTATTGTTTCTACCCCTCACGGGATGAATCATTTTTATAAAATTTGGCACGATGCGGAAAGAAAAAAGAATGAATATATATCAACCGAAGTTCATTGGAGTGACGTTCCTGGTAGAGATGAGGAATGGAGGCGCCAAACAATAGCAAATACCAGCGAACAACAATTTGCAGTTGAATTTGAGTGTGAATTTCTTGGTTCTGTTGGAACTTTAATCAATGCATCAAAATTGAGAAACTTAGTTTATGACGATCCAATAGAAAGAAGTGGAGGATTGGATGTATATGAAGAACCACAAGAAGATCATACTTATATAATGACTGTGGATGTTTCAAGGGGATTAAATAATGATTACTCTGCTTTTGTTGTTTTTGATATAACTACGTTTCCATATAGAATAGTTTCAAAATATAGAAATAATGAAATTAAACCTATGCTTTTTCCAAATATTATTTTGGACGTAGCAAAAGCATATAATAAAGCATTTGTTTTGGCAGAAGTTAATGATATTGGAGAACAAGTAACAAGTATTTTACATTTTGATTTAGAATACGATAATATTCTAATGTGTGCGATGAGAGGTAGAGCTGGACAATTGGTTGGACAAGGATTTTCTGGAAAGAAAACTCAATTGGGCGTTAAAATGTCCAAAACAGTAAAAAAAGTTGGTTGCTCTAATTTAAAAACGATTGTAGAAGATGATAAATTAATATTCAATGATTATGATATTATTAGCGAGTTGACAACTTTTATCCAAAAAAATCAATCATTTGAAGCTGAAGAAGGATCAAATGATGACTTGGTAATGTGTTTAGTTATCTTTGCTTGGTTGGTTGTCCAGGATTATTTCAAGGAGATGACTGAAAATGATGTTCGTAAAAGAATATATGAAGACCAAAAAGAACAAATAGAACAAGATATGTCTCCTTTTGGATTCATTACTGATGGTCTAAATAATGAAAATACTTTTGTTGATACTGAAGGAGATACTTGGAAAGTTATTGGTGGCAATCAAGTTCAAGGTGATGAAAATGGATGGCATCTTGATGAGTATGGGGATAGTTCATATATGTGGGAATATAGGTAAGTTTAGCAATTTATAAATACTTCTAGACAAAATGAAACTTCTTTAGAGGGAA